TACTGGACCACGAACTGAAGTGGTTGACTCTCAAACAGTAGAGCGTGTGGCTTGGGTAGATTCTTGGATATGGTTATATCGTGGTGTTGCTGATAGTACTACTGCTAACCCCATAAGGGGAGATGATGATAGCAACCATAACTCTGAGAATAATTATTTTGCATCTGCACTTAGTGGAACATTAAACGCTGATACTTATACAATCCGTGCTACATCTTATGACTATGTAGTTGCTGGTCAAAGACCAATAGGAACTTATACTTTAAGTAGTAACTTGATACCACCTAGAGATACCTCTACTGTTGTGGTTGATACAGGTACAGTAGTAGTTGATACAAGTACTGTAGTAGTTGATACTAACACTTCAACAGTTGATGGAACTACTGCAACGGTAGATACATCCACAGTCCCAACCAATATTCCAGAACCCACATCTCCAGTTCAGCCACCGCTGCCAGAAACTGGGCCAATTCTAATAATGCCTCCATTTGATATCCCCCAAGAAATTATTGTTGTTGAAGAGATTATACCAGAAGAACTTCCCCCAGTGGAAGTCATTGAAGATATACCTGTGATAGAAGACCTTCCAGATATACCTGAAGAAATTATTGAAGTAATAGAAGATTTACCTATAGAAGAAGTTGTAATAGATGAAGAACCAATTACCATTGAAGAGGCAGTAGCAGACATAATTGCTGAGGCTGAGGCTAACGGTGAGGCTATTACCACAGAGGATATGGAAGAGGCTGGCATTACCCTTGCTGACCTACCTGCTGATACACCTGTCCAACTAGATAATGGTGTAGTCATTGAGGCTGGCACAGTAGTAGCCCTACAGTTATTAGAGAATCCAGCAGAGTTAATTTCTGCAATTTTTGATAATCCAGCAGAGGTACTTACTGCTCTCTCAAACATAGGTGCTGATATGTCTGAAGAAGAAAGAACAGAATCAGAGAATACAATCATTGCTTCCGTTATTGCTACTCAGGCTGCTGTTAATGCAGTAGCCGTAACCTCCGCTGCTAGAACAGCCACACCTACACCTACAAGTGGAGGTACTAGCGTGCCATCAAATGACAACATTAAGTTATACAAAAGGAGAAAACCTTGAAAGTACTAAGAGATATGGTTCAACAATTATGGACCTTACTAGGTATGTTTATTGCTTGGGTTGTGTTAACTGGCTCGGCTAAAACTGTAGTTGGGTATGCAATCATACTAACTTTAGTAGTCTGGGCTATTACCTATCCGTTGCGTAACTCTAATGATGAGTAACGATATTGATTGGGAATACCAGAATAAATTAAGAGAACAATGGCTAAAGGATAACCCAGATACGGGTTACCAGGGATGGATGTCAATATGAACGTAGTAGATATAGCAAAGTCACAACTTGGATACCAAGAAGTAGGCAAGAACAACGACAGTATGTATGGCAAGTGGTATGGATTAAACAATAACCCTTGGTGTGCAATGTTCGTATCTTGGTGTTTTGACCAAGCAGGATTAGTAGCCACAGTAGCAGCCCAAACTAAAAAGGGATTTGCCTCTTGTGATGCAGGATTAAAATGGTTTGCTAAAAAAGGAAAGATAGTTCCAGTTGGCAAAGCCCAACCTGGAGATATAATTTTCTTTCAATTCGATGATGATGCACAGGCTGACCACGTCGGCATATGCGCTAGCAACGATGGAAAGAAATACCTTACGGTCTACGAGGGTAATACCTCAGGGGATAATAAGGGCAGTCAATCAAACGGAGATGGTGTGTATCTAAAGAAACGTGCCTACTCCCTTGTAATGGGCGTTGCTCGCCCTTAAGGATGGAATATGAATACAACTAAACTAAAAGCAATTGCAATTACATATGCTCGTGCTGCAATCGCAGCCGTGCTTGCTCTATACCTTGCTGGTAATACAGACCTAAAGGCATTAGCAACAGCCGCAGTAGCGGCAGTAGCAGGACCTCTTCTTAAGGCTTTGGATTCTTCAGCCACAGAATTTGGTCGTGGAAGCAACTAGTTATACCCCTAATAAGCCTTTAAAGGCCCTTTAGAGACACGAAAACCCCCTCGCCTAGTATCACTACTGGGTAAGGGGGTTCTTTTGTCGTTTTAAGGCTTATGCTTCTTCAAACTCAAACTCATCCCATTCATCCATTAGGACTCTCATATTCTTTTGGTCTCTTGCGTAACGATATTCATCGATTAGGGTTGTGATTAGGTATACAGTTAGGGTTCCTAAAGTAGACCCAAAGAATACAGCCCAGAAGGTGTTATTTACGATTTCCAATATAGTACTCCTTAGAGATATAATTAATTATATATTATACTATAGACCCCTTCGGGGTCTTTATATATTATATTAATATCAATTATACACACAGGTACCAATCTATGGAAGTCACATACGACTTCCATCTAACCCTATACCTGTGTATAATATATCTAATGTCAATAAAACTTGAAGAATATACATTACCAGAACATATATCCTATAGTGCTTTCAGCACTTACTTAACTTGTGGATATCAATACTACCTAGGTAGATTATTGGAGAAGCAAGAAGAGCCATCTGTTTGGTCTGTTGGAGGTTCAGCATTCCACTTGGCTTGCGAAACTTATGATAGGGATAACCTATGATAAATGATGTTGATAACTTATGGACAGAATCTTGGAATTCTTGTAAGGGTGATATTGACCTAACCAATGCTCGCATAGGTGGTAAGGCTACCAAACTTAATCCTAACAAGGAAGACATTAACTTTTGGCAAACTGCAGGACCTATGTGGGTAAGCGAGTATATCGCTTGGCGTAAACATAATCCTAATTGGAAGATTTGGGTTGCTCCAGATGGACGACCAGGAATCGAATTAGAACTAATGCCAGTAGTGGCTGATGTACCGATTAAAATGGTGATAGACCGAATTTTTGAGGTTAATGGGCAGTTAGTAATTGTTGACCTCAAAACATCTAAGAACACGCCAACCAGTACTTTGCAACTAGGTTTTTACAAACTTGGTTTAGAAGAAACCTTTGACATAAAGGTGGACTGGGGAAATTATTACATGTCTCGAGGTAGCAATACTGTAGAGATGGTTGATTTATCAGGATATACATATGACAAAATGGAGTTCCTGGTAAAAGGATTTGACAAGGCACGAAAAGCAGGTATATTCTTGCCCAACACAAACTCTTGTCAATACATGTGCGGACTTACCGCTCATTGTGAATTCTCAGCAAAGAAGGAAATATAAATGGCAGAAGACTGGAAGTTACAAGTATCATATAAAACTGGAACTGGCGATTTAATTAACGTTAGAGCCAATACGGTAGATGAACTTAGTGTATTGCTTGAGGGCATTGGTGACTTTGCTACTCAAATTGCAGCAGTACAAAAGTTGGTGGTGGGAGCAGCGGTTACCGCCCCTTTATCAACGCCAAGTTCCACTCCAAGCACAGAGCCTCAACGCTCCTCAGCACCACCCCAGGCAACGCCTCCGTCCGCTGGAGCAGGTCCAATGTGTCAACACGGAGCACGCAAGTACAAGTCGGGAATCTCCAGCAAGACGGGGAATCCTTACGCAATGTGGGTGTGTCCAATGCCTCAAGGGGCGGACCAATGCAAGCCAGTAAACTAATCGACGAACAATTTCCGTTTTAACAAATAGGTAGGGGCAATAGATGCGTACACTAGTTAGGTCTGTGGGGCGTGCTTCTATTGGCGGGGAACCTCTACCTAGTTGTTTTAAATCATTTGAAGCCTCTAAAATTATTATCAGACGTGCAGAGGTTTCAATGTTTGCGGGTGCTCCTGGGGCAGGTAAATCAACACTTGCCCTAGCGATTGCATTAAAGACAAATGTTCCGACTCTTTATATATCCGCTGATACCAATGCTCATACTATGGCTATGCGCCTAGCGTCAATGATATCAGGTAAGAATCAAACAGATGTCGAAGAAAAATTGAACAATGATATCGGATGGACCAAGGCTATATTACAAAAAGGGAGTCATATAGTCTGGTCCTTCGATTCATCCCCTACATTACAAGACATTGACGAAGAAGTACAAGCCTTTGAAGAATTATGGGGCTGCGCTCCAACATTAATAGTTTTAGATAACCTAATGGATGTAGCCACTGATGGTGGTGAAGAGTTCGCCTCAATGCGAGCAATTATGAAGGAGTTGAAATATCTTGCCAGAGCCACTAATGCTGCGATTATGGTATTACATCATACTTCTGAAGCAGTTCCTGGGAATCCTTGTCAGCCAAGAAGCGCAATACAAGGTAAGGTCTCACAACTTCCTGCTCTCATATGTACACTCGGTACGGTGGGCACATCGCTTGGCGTGGCAGCAGTCAAAAATCGCTACGGTAGAGCAGATGCTGGAGGAACTCTTATGACTTGGTTAGCGTTTAATCCAGAGTACATGTACGTTGAAGATATACCAGAGAACTCATAAGGAGATAAAATGAAAATATCATATTTTTGTCATGGTAAGAATCACAATTTTTGGGATTCTCTTAAGCAAATATTTTATATAGGTTTTTACGAATGGGATGAAGCAGATTATGGATTTACTATTACTCTGTTTTGTCATGAATTTAATTGGTTAATCTATAAAAATAAAGAAAGTTATTTTGAGTATCAGCAAGTAGAATATGACCGTGATGCTAGATATCAGAAATGGGAACATGACAACCAGGAAATCGCACAAGGCTAGAGGAGCAAACTTTGAAACCGAACTACGAGATTATTTTAGACGAATTGGACTTGATAGTGAGAGACTTGCAAGAACAGGTGCACGAGATGAAGGCGACGTTGTTGTCCGCTCGAACTTTCTCGGGTTCATCGGAGTCATCGAAGCCAAGGCCCCAGGTCAATCAGGTCGCATTGACCTCTCTGGTTGGACGAAAGAGGCTCAAATTGAAGCAACACATTATTCGGAAGCAAGAGGCATTGAAAAATCATCCGTCTTACCTGCGGTTATTATCAAAGCCAGAGGAAAATCAATAGCAGATTCTTATCTAGTATTAAGGTTGGGCGATGTATTTGACAGATGACTTACCAGATATAGTCTTAGTGTTAAAGCACTACGGTGCTAACCCATCAAGGACTAGTGGACAAGTTAATTTAAAGTGTCCGTTCCATAATGACACTCATAGTTCGGCAAGTTTTAACACTAAGGAAAACATATTTAATTGTTTTGCTTGTGGAATGAATGGTAATAGTTTACAGATTATAGCGAAGCAGGAAAGGGTGGACATACGTGAAGCAAAGTCTTTCGCAGAAGGAATTACTGGGCAAAGCAGCAGCAAAGTACGCAGCAAACATTTATCAGGCGGAAGATTACCTAGCAAGCAGGGGAATAACAAGGGAAGCAGCACGTCTGGCTCGATTCGGCGTAGTAGAGGAGCCTGAGGTTGGACATGAAGCGTTCCAAGGTCGTCTCTCGATTCCTTACATTACTAAAACTGGTGTTGTTGATTTACGTTTTAGGTCGCTTAATCCAGCGGTGGAACCGAAGTACATGGGAATGACAGGCGTTGAAACAAAAATGTATAATGTATTAGATGTTGATAGAGCAGGGGATTGGATTGGGGTATGCGAAGGTGAATTGGATACTATTACTTTGTCTGTTTGTGTTGGCGTACCTTGCATCGGTGTACCTGGTGCTAACTCTTGGAAGAAACATTATACCAGGTTACTTGCAGACTTTGAGCGAGTCTTTGTCTTTTCTGACGGGGACCAACCAGGAAAAGAATTTGCTGCTAGTCTCTCCCGTGAGTTGCCAGTCACCGTTGTGCAAATGCCAGACGGCGAAGACGTCAACTCCTGTTACGTCAAATACGGTTCCCAGTATATTCGAGAAAGAATGGGACTAAATGAATCATAAAGATATCCCGCCATGTAAAGTATGTGGTCAACAGTTTGATAATATATTTGACGCTACTGACCATCTTGTAGATGATGAAGGTGGACAAGAATTTGACCCTAAACTTATACTTCCTGGAGGATATCAGTTGATGATTGGTTCTTTGCTTCGTTGCATATATAGCATGGCAGATAATCCAGAAGAAATTAAAAGTATTACTCAATCAACCTATGCTACATTATATGCCGCTGAATCTAGCCCTAAAAAGATGAAGAAGTATATAGAAGATATAGTTATACATGAAGAGATGCGTCAATTTGATAGCGAACTAATACATTTCCTAGCAGAAACCAACGAAGAAAAAGATGGAGAGTGATGAAGTATGGCAGATTATAACCCACTTGGAAAAGCAAGGTTTCCATATAACCAAGAAGCAGATAGAGCAGAAATCACTCATATTGACGCTCAAAATACCACTTTTGAGTACCATGTTGGAAAAACCTTTCAAGAATTATTAGACCTACTGTTATCTAAACATAAAGATTACGGTCCGAAGAATATTGCTGACGCCCCTGGCGGTGCCATCAATGGACTACGTGTTCGTATGCATGACAAATTGGCACGCATAAATAATTTATATGGTAGTGCCTTGCAACCAGAGCATGAATCTCTTGAGGATTCATTCAAAGATATGGCTAACTATGCAATCATAGGATTGCTAGTATTGAGAGGAGAATGGGATAAATGATAGTAGCAGGACCTGCGTTAATAGAGTTAACAGTTAAAACTGACGCTGGCAAAAAACTTTACGACAAGGTAGAAAAAGAATTTCCAGTAGAGTTATGGTCAATTGTATTAAATGGTATTTGGGAAATAGAAAAAGAGTTGGAGGAAAAATAATGAAAATATTCGGACCATACAAAGGCAGCAAACAAAACGGTGGTCGCCCCATCTATGTCATTAAACGCAAGAAAAAAGATGGCACAACTGAGACTACATCTACAAACAAAGCCCGCTTAGATTATAAGAAGGCTACTGGCAAGAAGTTAAAACGCAATCAAGAGGTAGACCATAAAGATAATAAAGGTCGCAAAGGTAATGATAAAATATCTAACTTAAGAGTTCTATCCAAAAAGAAAAATGTAGGCTTAGAGAATAAGAGACGAGCCAAAAAGAAATGAAAACTATAGTCTGCATTTCAGACCTGCAAGTACCGTACCACGATGTAGAGGCAGTTAAGGCTGTGGCTAAATTCATTAAGGCTTATCAACCTGATACTGTCGTATCCTGTGGTGATGAAATGGATATGCAGACTATATCAAAATGGAGTAAGGGAACTGAATTAGAGTTTGAGCGTTCTATTGGACGTGATAGAGACACTACTCGTCAAGTTCTTTACGACTTAACTGTTGAGCACATGATTAGAAGTAATCATACAGATAGATTATTTAATACAGTTGCTATGAGAGCACCAGGATTACTTGGCTTGCCTGAATTGCAATTAGAAAACTTCTTAGGGCTTGATGAGTTAGAGATTAAATATCACAAAGACCCTTATGAACTGGCTCCTGGTTGGTTGTTAATGCATGGTGATGAAGGCAACGTACAGCCTACTGCTGGTGCTACCGCACTTGGTTTAGCCAAACGCTCAGGCATGTCAGTAGTGTGTGGACACACGCACCGTATGGGTTTGACACATCATACTCAAACATATCGTGGTGGTAAACCTAAGACTATATGGGGTATGGAACTGGGCAATCTAATGAATTATGCTAACGCTAAGTATATTAAAGCAGGATTATTTACGTGGCAACAAGGTTTTGGTATCTTGCATGTTGATGGCAAAACTGTTGTGCCTCAATTAGTACCTATCGTAAATAGGTCTTTTACTGTGGAAGGTAAGACTTGGAAATGGTAGACAATACACATTTAGAATGGAAGCGTATAGAAAAATGGGACTACATTGTAGTTGCCGTTGCTTCTGAATACCATAGAAAATATGATATGGTTGAGTTGGAAGATATTAAACAATCATTGTATAAGTGGTTCCTTGAGCATCCCAATAAGTTAAATGAATGGGAAGCGATAGGCGAGAAAGATGCTAAAAATTTAATCTATCGTTGCTTGCGTAATGATGCATTGGATTATTGTTTAGAGTGGAAAGCCAAGTCTATTGGCTATGAAACTTCAGATGTATTCTTTTATGAATCAGATATAGTTGAAGCACTCTTACCTTCAGTCTTACGAGGTGAGTTTGGTGTATCGCATAAGTTAAATTTAGTTGGTCCAAGTAAGCCACCTGCTCCCGCTGAAGGCGGCAACATGATGGTTATGATGATTGAAATAGATAAAGCGTACCGCAAACTCAGCACCGAGGATAGGACGGTACTGTTTTACAGGTACGCTGAATCTATGGACTATGGCGACGTCGCTACCGAGATGAATTTAGGTAGTGAAGATGCTGCTCGTATGCGCCATAATCGTGCAGTCAAAAAACTTATCACTAGAATCGGTGGATTCCGACCTTGGTCAGATAAAGATTTTGATAAAAAAGAAAATGATAGTAGCGATAATCTCGAGACCGTAGTACCACATGAACAAAGCGAAGAGCGGGATGAACACGGGTCCGACGAGTAAGTTCTTATCTATATTGGATACTCCTGTTCCATGTAGTTTTTGTATATTTCTCCAGCCCTGTCAAACTCTTCGTTCTTGACTCTCTTGTAGTTAATTAATTGCGCTGGTGTAATAAGATGCCCCTTTGATTGATTAGGTGCCTGCTTATTCTCTATTGGTTTACCATAATCTCTAACTACATTGATTAGATGGTCTATTGGTGTAATGATTACATTGTTGTCCATTATGAAAGCCCAATGAGTAGCCTTACTTACCGAAAGTCCTGATGGTTCCCATTGTCCACTTCCTTGATAGAAACATGATTCTTCTATAAATAGATTACCTGTCTCTATCCAGCGTCTATCTGTCTTAACTTCTACTGTATCCATACGTAACAGGTCAGCAAGTTTACTCTCGCCTAGTTCCCCATCACGCAGGTCTAAATCCCAATTAGAATTTTTCATTATCCTCCTGTCGAATAGAATCCAGGACCTTTGAATTTGATTCCTGGTACTGTATATACACGTTCCATTACTTTATTGCAGTTTAAGGTTGGACACCTAACAACATACTTTTCGTAATCTTTGTGGTATATAAACTGTTCTCTAGTGTTACCACAATCATTACATTTGAAGTCATAGTTCGGCATCAATACCAGCCGTTCTTTTGCCAGAACTTCCATGCTTTACATGGAGTCCCATAACGGTGCGAGATATAATCGAGACCTCTATCAATTTGCTCAGTTGGGTTTGTGTCGGGCGATAGTCCGAGAATCTGCGGTATACCACCTGCGTTTTTACCCATGACTTTGATACTATTGTAGGCTTCGTGTCGCCAGTTTGATTCTTTTGTCCACAACTTATCCAAGCACAGCCATTGATTATGTTGCCATGCAAGCAAAGATTCTCTTGCATAATATTTGCTGTCATCGACTGTCCATTCTCTTGGTTGTGGTAGTGTTTCTACTCTTGACATTCCAGCAAGGGAAAAGATTGCTATAAATAACAGCAATAATTTCTTCATAGTTTACCGCCTTATTAGGTTTCTTGTTAGGTTGTATAGTCTATATGCTTGATAAGAAGCACTACTTCTAGATTGACTAGGTCTAACGCCAGCCATTTCTAATCGTTCAGCAGCCATTTTGCCTCCCCATATTCCGAATGGTAAATTACCCCATCCAGTTTTACCTGATGGCATATCTTCCATCTTCATACCTTCAGCCAAACACTCTTCCTTGACAGGACAAGAGTCGCATAATTGTACCGCATAGTTTATCTCAGATGTAAGTCTGAGGATTTTTTCCTGAGTAATCCTACCTGCTGGTATTTCAGGAAACCACCAATCAGGATTATCATCACCAGTACAGTTGCCTACAATCATTCGTCATCCTCCCACATGCGGTCAGGTAGTCCAGTATCGTTTTCATCTATGTCTTCCTCTGTCCCATTTAGGGCATAGTCATCACCTTGTAGATACATTGGTTCACTCATTAGTTATGCACCCCATAATCCCATAAGATTTTTACTAAGGCAGCATTGAGTTCTCTTTGCATGACTTTGATTTCTGCATCACTCATGTTAGGCACTTCAGATTTTCTAACTCGTGCCTCCCATACTACTTCCTCTATTGTTTTCATTAGTCCTCCAAGTCTGTTATACAATCGAGTATATATTCAAACTCAGGTCGGTCTGCCTCGGGCGGTGTAGGGGTATCCCAAAACATAGAATACCCATCATGTGAATCCCAATGAAGTCTACCTGAGTATTGATTAGTTCCATCATTTAGTATGATAGATTTAGTAAAACCAGTACTGGTCTTGCCGTCAGTTGATATCATATATTTGCCCATCAACTCACTAACTGTTACTTCACCCGTCAAGTTGTACTCCCATCTCTATTAGTCTGCTATCTATTGTCATGCTCGTTGTATCATAACTTTCGGCACCTTCACCATCTTTGCCTTCACGCCATAACACTTTCCGTCTATATGTAATATGTGAGCCATCTCCGTATAGGCTCATTAGCAATGCGCCAGCAGGCCAATCGTATACTTCTGCTATCACATCACCACTAGGGCTGTGTACTTTTAGTTTCATCTCTATCCTTTTCTGCCGTATTATACGGCATATAGTTTTTGCAGTAGTAGTCTTGCACGAGCAATTATAGCGTCATCTCTTTCATCCGTCAAATTGGCAATAGAGATTAGTTCTATAATTACTTTTCTGACTTCTTCCCTAGAAGCCAAAGTCATATTGTCCATTGTATACTCCCGTCATTTGTTTGTGTTGGCTATCGCTTCTCCAGCGGTCATACTCAGGCGACCAGCACATGCATCCGTCATCTTTGACTAGACTACAATCAAAGCATGTACCGCATAGATAACAATGGTATGGATTGCCATCATCTATAACTGGCGTACCACAACTGTGGCACATGTAGTCATCCTCAGCATTACCTATGTCGCTACCATCACCTAAGTAATTAAAGTACTTACTATAAGCACTAGGTTTGTAGCCATCATTAGACCACCAGTTGCCCTCATTATCCCAATGACCTAAGTCCTCATTGATAATGTAGCAGTCGTACTCAGCATTGGGGTCTAGGGTAAAGACCGCTATCTTATTGCCACTAGACCACTTCTCTATCATGCCGTACAGATTAGGATTATCTAGTGCTGTGATACCACCCATTGACGGCAAGATATCCTCGGCAAATATGCGAGTATCACTACGCTTGTCAGTAGGCTCGATATGTACATCTAGTATGCCATTGTGTGCTAGGTATGTAAGGTCGCTACCACCCACCTTGAATGGATGACAGTTCTCATCATTCTTGACACCATGCGTAGCAAATCTAGCATGATACATAGCATAACTATTTGGATACTTCTTGCGTACTTCTAGGAACTCCTTGATTATTTTCTTAGAGTTCATACCCTTGCCAGTAATTATTTTATTACCAGCAAGTACAGCATAGCCGAAGCCATGCGGATTATTGCAAGAAGCATTTTCTAAGTCCTTCTTGCGTGGTGTGCTATTCGGGGAACTTACTACCAGTAGACACATGCTCTTTCCTTTCTATCCTAGTTAATACATCTTTGTGTATTTGTATTCTTGCATTGAGGGATGGATATAACTCAGGCTTGCTTTCTATGTACTGTCTGAAATTTAGACAGGATAGACCATCATCTCTAACTTCTTTGACACTCATTACTCTAGTAAACTCAACGCTGGCATGCGCTAAGTCAATAGCAGACTTAATGAATCTCGGATTCAAACTACCTCTAAAGATTCGCATCTCTAAAGTATTTCTATTGTTAGTATTGACCGCAGAATATCTATCGCTACCATGTCGGTCAAACTTATTCTTAAAGGACTTTTGTCCAGTTTCAGGGTCAAAGATATCATCAAACTTAGCCCAATGGCTAGATGACCTGCCAGCAAGTACCTCATAGAAGTCCTTATTGTTGTAGACTAATTGCAGGAATCTATGCTGGTGTGAACCATTGTTAAACCCAGCACGAGAGATATGAACATGAAGTCCACAGGTTTTTGTACCCCATGCCATCATACTATAATCACTCTTGAGTTTATCTATGGTATTCCATAACCTATTAGCATCATTCATAAAATAACTATGAGATAATGGATGTGATACTACCTCAAACCCGCACTCAAGTGAGCCATCAGATTTAAGATAGGCTAGGTCATACATTTCTAACTGTTGCTGAGCATATTCGGCAGCCATCCTTCTATCAGTATAATTGCCACCTCTTACCTCAGTTTCTATCTCTATGCCAAAGTATAAGCGTGTTTGCTCATCCTCTGAACTGCGGAAGATAGGGTCAGGTCGATACGAGTAATCATGTATCGTCATATTATCCTCATCATCCTGATGGTCAGCGTCGCAACCATTTAGATAGGTGGCGTCGCAAGCCTCACAATAAGAGGTATTATGCTCGAAACATCTCTCGCACATGGTGTCATCAGTATCCTCTGCGCCATAGGTATAACCTACAAAGTAGGTTTCACATAAGTCGCAGTAATGGGCATTGCTATTGGTACATGATTCACACCATGTCTGATGTCCTACGCTGTTGTAAACATCATCAACAGATATTACATAATCGCATGATTCACATACTATCAAGCAATTCTCACAGACGGGGTCGCCTGCATGAGTTTTGGCTATATCAGTACCAGTTAAGTCAGTATTACAAGCGATACAACATATCACTTCTACTTCGTCAACAGTTTCCATATCCTATCCTTTGCTGTATTATACGGCAATAGTATCTCTACTGCCGAGTAGTACCATTCTATACTAACTCTTTAGCCTTGTCAACCTTACGCTGGACACTATCGATAATGATATTCACGATTTTATCCCGTAAGTCATCAGCATACTTAGCACGAGCCTCGAAACCCTGCCTTGTATTATGTATAGAGAATTGCCTAAGAGATTCCCTGACGGTTTCTAGTTCATCTCTAGTAAGTGTCAGGATAATCTCATTGGCATAGTCTACATTACTCTTGGACATTAAACTCACGCAGTAATTTTAGTATAAGTGAGTTAATTTTCTCTTGCCTACCATCACCCCAGTTGCCTTGAGTATCGTAGGTCAGAGAAGATATAATTAATTGTGCTTCTTCTTTATTTAGCATTTAACTCACGCAAAGCACGAGTTAGTTTAGCATTTCTAATTGCGGTGGTGATTACTAGCGTGGTGCTAGTAGTCAGCGCAATTATGATTGCTATTGTATCCGTTATCTCTATGTACATGTTTACCTTTCGTTAGTGCCTGCCGTATTATACGACATGCGTGCCCACCATAGGAATTGCACCTATGCGAAGCCGTCTAGCGTGGGCTGTCCAGTTGCTATTCGTAGTCCGAGTCCGTAGCAACATCCTCAAGTAAATCATCAATGTTGGACATGTCTACTTGAAAAATATCCTCCGTTGCCATAATTTCGGCAATCTCATGCTCGGTCATGAAGTCTAATGCAATGTCATCGCCACTCATTAGAAGCCCTATCCATAGCACGAGCAGTTTGCTCTTTAACCTTAGCCTTGCGTAATGCCTCGGCTTCTATATTGTTTGCTACCTCGGCACGCTCTAATAGAGCAAGCAAAGGATTAAGTGCTGTATCCATATTCTTACCTTTCAGTATAAGCCTGCCGTACTATACGGCAAGGTTAGCGGTACTTCTTTCCCGTTGGTATAAGTATACCGAAAAAACGCACCCTTGTCAAGCCTAAAACAATTGCGCCGTATTATACGGCAAGGCTCAAATCGTGCCCGTTGCGAGCCGTACCAGTACCATCTAGTCCAGTTTGTGTTGGATTTTTTCACAGATAGGCGTACTTATTCGGTCTAGTTCGGTGCAGTTCCCGTACCGCCTTGTACAATTTAGTTTGTGTTGGTTTGTGTTGGAAATTTTTTGGGCAAAAAAATAACCCCACCCCCGAAGGGGTGAGGCTACTTTTTTTCTGCTTAGGCGTTCACCTTTGCTTTGGCTTTGGAATTATCTAGCATAGCCTTGCAAACACCTAGCAAAACCTCAAGTTTCTTTGGCTCTTTTGTAAATAAGTCTTGAGGGTTTTTACCATTGAAGAAAACTAAGGATAAATCTATCCATTCCTCGTTGGTAATTGCTTTGGAAGATTTTGCCACCTCTGCTTTGGCTTTGGTTGAGCCATCACGGGTTTGGCTTTCTTTCTTAGTGAGGGTTTTCTCGTCTAAATCCTCATAAGATTTGGCAGAATTAATGTGAGCCTTTGCCCCGCTTGCTTTCTTATCTGCCATTACTCGTACCGCTAAACTTAAAACCTTGCTTGCTTTAATGTTTGCAATTTCATCATTAAAACGGGCAATTATTAAACATGCGGTTTGAAGTGAATCAACATGATTTGGCAAAACAACAGGTTTAACATTAACCCCATTTAATGCCTGTTTCATTGACTCTTTCACTTCACGGGTTGTTGTACCTTCTCCCATTTCATTACCAACAGAAAGGATGAAATTAATTGCATCCATGTTGTTATTCTCTCCGCTTTCAATTAATAGCGCATAAGCGGTTGTGATATTGCTATTGATTTTAACTGTTTCTTTTATTGCTTTTTCTTTTGCCATGATTTGTTTCTCCTTTGTTTGGTGAGTACTCGGATTTCCCCACTAAGAAAATCATCTCATAGATTAGGGGCTATTGCAAGTCTATTCGGGAATTATTTATTAAGCGTGTCTGCCTGATAATACGGCAAGGCTTGAGGGGTTGAGCATGGGGTCAGGTGATGGGTCTAATCCTTGCGAGGTTGCCCGTATTGGGGCTATCGGTGGCAGATAGGTCTAATCAATACCCCCAATAATTTCCCCCATCTAATCCCCTTCATTAATAATTATTTATTACCCCCGCAATTTTCTTTATAGGAGATAGTCATTTATCCACTAAATCCATCATCCGTTAATTAACAATAGGTACATGCAAATAATAGGCAGATTATAGGCATTTGACCCTAGACATATTAAACCAGCGTGCTTTATAGTATATATAGTCCCATAAAAAATTACTGTTATATTATAGGGGGGATATATATTATACGCTCAGAATGAGCGTAATTATTACCTATCTGTTCGGTTTTAGTACTTTGAACAGGTTATCTATAGTATATATATAATATACGGAGTCGCTCCGTTTAAGACTCCGCTCCTAATATAGTATTATTAATAATTTATAATTATATTGGGGATAGTCTGCCCGTTTATAGGGACCGTTAAATCAGCGTTATTGGGGGCAACTGTGGGTCGTAAGCCAGGGGTACAAAACATACCCAAAGATGCTGCCCAACTGCAAGTGCTAGAACTGTTAGCCCAAGGGGCTACCGTAGTAGATGCTATGAAGGCTGTAGGTAGGAACGATGTTACCTTCCGTCAATGGTCTATGGCAAACCCAGAGTTTAAGGACAAAGCGGACAAAGCCCGCCTTTCGGGCAAAGGTATCAAAACGGACCTTGCCAATCTAAAGGATATCTCTTTTGAAGAGTTCTCGGAGCAATTCCTAGAGACTAAACTCTTTGACCATCACAAGGCTTGGATTGACCTAGTAGAGGGTAAGCCACCTAGGTTCATGCATCCTAGTATGACCTATGAGCAAGCAGCAACCAACCGTATTCTTATTAACGTTCCACCAGAGCATGCTAAGTCTACAGTACTTACCATCAACTACGTTACCTACCGTTTATCAGTAGACCCTAACGTTAGAATCATTATTGTATCAAAGACGCAAGGTATGGCACGTAAGTTCCTATCTGCGATAAAGACAAGATTAAGCCATCCTAACTGGACCAAGATGCAAGTATCCTTTGGACCTAACGGTGGCTACAAAGCAGATTCACCGACCTGGTCTGCTGACATGATTTACTTGGGTGCAGGACGTGACTCAGGTGAGAAGGACCCAACTGTACAAGCATTAGGATTCGGGTCACAGATTTACGGTGCACGTGCCGACCTGATTATCCTTGACGATGTGGTGATGAATGCAAACGCCCATGAGTGGGAGAAGCAAATTGAATGGCTTCAAAAAGAAGTCATCACCCGCCTAGGGCGGCACGGTAAACTGCTTATAGTAGGAACCCGTGTCGCACCTATAGATTTATATAAAATGATTAGAGACCCTGACCAATGGACTGGCGGGAAAACTCCTTTCACATACATGGCTATGCCATCAGTATTAGAATTTGATGAAGACCCAAAAAAATGGAAAACACTTTGGCCTTGGACAGACAGGGCAGAAGGAGACAAGGACGAACCTAATGAGCAAGGACTATATCCCAAATGGGATGGACCTTCGCTTTTTACAAGGCGGTCTGAAGTGGCTCCGTCAGTCTGGGCTATGGTCTACCAGCAAGAAGACGTCCAGTCCGACTCTATCTTCTCGCCAACAATTGTCGCTGGATGTGTTAACGGTATGCGAAAGCGTGGACCGCTTAGAAAAGACACGCCAGGCCACCCCAAGAACGTAGATTCAACTTATACCATTATTGGCTTTGACCCAGCCGTAACAGGACGCTCTGCTTTCGTAGCAGTATCCTATAACCGTGCTGATGGTCGTATATATGTTTTAGATTGCGTCAACATGGTTGACCCTACTCCCCAAAAAGAGAATGCTCTTATCAAGGAATGGGTAGAACGATTTAAGCCTCAAGAGTTTAGGGTTGAAATTAACGCCCACCAGAAGTATTATGCTATGGATACAGAACTGCGTGACTACCTAGCATCCTATGGATGTCAACTTAATTCACACTTTACTGGTAAGAATAAGTGGGATGTTGGATTTGGTGTAGCATCTATGGCAAGCCTTTTTGGTTCAGCCAAAGATGGTAGATTCCAAGATAATAACATACTTGAATTACCAAGCAATGAAGGCTCTGAAGGACTTAAGTCTTTAGTACAGCAACTTATTATTTGGAAGCCTGATACTAAGAACCCAACTGACTGTGTAATGGCATTATGGTTTGCTATTATCAGATGTAGGGAACTTATGCAGACATCAAGCAGAGTTGGACAATATCAGACAAACAGATGGGCTACTAGAGCACAGATGGCTGGTAGAGGTTCACTTAATCTAGACGAAGCCTTTGCAGAGCAATGGCAAGAAACTTACAGTTAGGACGTAGATGGCATTAACAATTGAGCAGATATCAGCACGAGTTCAATCGCTGCGATATCGCAATAGCGAGAGAGATGCTCGCAACCTAGATGTTCTTGCTGTCCGTAAGGGCAAAATTTCTGAAGTCTATCCTGACTTCTTTCCAGATGGTGTAGATGCTAATGTCGTTGCAAATTTTATTGATGTCGTTGCCAGAGACCTTTCAGAGGTCATGGCACCTCTTCCAGCGGTTAACTGCTCAGCCGCTAACCAAGTTTCTGACCGTGCTCGTACTTTTGCCGATAAGCGTACTCGTATTGCTAGTAATTATTTTTCACACTCTGACCTCTCGGTTCAAATGTACTCAGGAGCCGACTGGTATATAACCTACGGTTTCGTTCCGTTTATTATAGAATTAGATGATGAAGCAAGTCTTCCTCGTATCCGTATTGAAAATCCAATTGGAGCATATCCAGAGTTTGACCGATATGGCCGTTGCGTAGCATTTGCTAAAAGATACAGTTTAACATTAGGTGAGTTAGTAAGCCAATTCCCAGAGTATGATAATATACTTCTTGGTGGAATGGGTTACAAGCAAGACCTAAACGGCATGATTGAAATGATTCGTTATTACGATAAAGACCAATCAGTTGTTTATATTCCTTCAAAGGATAATTTAATATTATCACAAGCCAAGAATCCTCTTGGTAAGATGATGGTAGTTGTAGCACGTAAGCCGTCTATTGATAGCGAACTACGTGGACAATTTGACGATGTACTTGGAATTCAGTTACTCCGCAACCGTTTCGCCTTATTGGCAATGGAAGCAGCGGAGAAATCAGTACAGGCACCTATTGTACTTCCACAAGATGTACAAGAATTACAGTTGGGTGGAGATGCGGTTATCCGCACCGCCAACCCAGCAGGTGTTCGTCGAGTAGAACTTACACTACCACAAGGCGCATTTACAGAACAGAATCTTCTTAACGCCGAACTTAGAGTTGGTGCTCGTTATCCAGAAGGACGTACTGGTAACATTGATGCATCTATCGTTACTGGTCAAGGCGTACAGGCTCTTATGGGAGCGTTTGACACACAGGTTAAATCAGCCCAAGCAATCTTTGCTGCTGCACTTCGTGATGTTATTAGTATCTGTTTTGAAATTGATGAGTCAATCTATCCTGCAGAGAAAACAATTCGTGGTGTAGATTCTGGTTCACCATATGAAATTACATACAAGCCAACTAAGGATATCAAGCAAGATTATTCTGCTGATGTTCGTTACGGAATGCTTGCTGGTCTTAACCCAGCCCAAGGTCTTATCTTTATGTTACAGGCTCTTGGTGGCAAGTTAATCTCTAAAGATATGGCTATGCGTGAGTTGCCGTTTACGGTTAACGTAACACAAGAACTTGAGAAGATTGAAATTGAAGATATGAGAGCCGCATTACTTGGCTCATTAACTGCTTATACACAAGCAATACCACAGATGGCCACACAGGGACAAGACGCTTCTGATGTAGTTAGAAAGATTGCTGCGGTAATCAAGGCTCGCCAAAAGGGACAAGCATTAGAAGATGCTATTGAGGCTACCTTTGCACCGCAACAACAAGTCCCTCCTGCTGGTGCCTCTAATCCAATGGTTGAGCAAACGTCCCCTGCTCCCTCTGGTGCCCCAGTAGGAGGCTCTCCTCAAGGTGTGCCATTAGCAGAACCAACTCCACCACCAGACATTCAAACAATTCTTTCAAGTTTAACTTCAGGCGGAAAAGCAGGCGGAAGAGTAGTAACAAGAGGCTAACAACTAAGTAGGGGACAATGACAACTATAATAGGCTTAGAACATAAAGACAGATGCTTCATAGTTGCTGATAGCCAAACAACTGATGCTGATGGTAGAATTTATACACATCCTGAAGTAAAAAAGATTTCTGAAAACGGTATGTTTTTAATTGCTGGTTCTGGTGAGACATTACCCTGCGATATAGCACAACATATTTGGGAGCCACCAACTCCTACAAAGCAAGACAGAGAAGACCTTTATCATTTTATGATTGTAAAGGCAATGCCATCTTTGCGTAAATGTATGACAGCAAATGGTTATAACTTTGAAGAAGATAGTAAAGAGAATCGCTTTCAGTTTATAATGGCTGTTGGTGGAGAAATATTTGATGTTGACCAAGAATTGTCAATAAGTAAATCTGCAGATGGAGTATACGCTGCAGGCTCTGGAGCAACATATGCATTAGGTGCTCTGTATGCTGGAGCAGATGCATTTGAAGCAATGGAAATAGCATCTAAACTTACAGCATTTACTGCTGGTCCTTACGTATCGAAAGAACAACCAAGAAAAATTAAGTAGGAGGAAAAGTGGCTGGTAATGAAAATAGTGGCGGATATCGCCCTACAGCACCACAGAACAATCCTGCTAACATCTCTGCAACTGGTGGGGCTGGCGGAAGCGGAACACAAGCACCGAAGTATATACCAGGAATGAAACAATTAGGTTCTACGGGAGTTGAAACAATGGCACAACAGAGCGCAGCACCAATGGCTGGTACACCGCCAATGCCTGTATTCTCTAAGGAACTAGGAACATTACTAGGACCAACCAATAATCCAGAAGAACCAGTTACCGCTGGCGTAGATATGGGTCCTGGACCTGGCTCTGAAATACTTCCTAAAAATATTAGCGCTGATACTAGAGTAGACGAAAATAAAATGATTGTTCAAAAGTATCTTCCTACATTAATGCAGGCAGCAAACTTACCAGATACCCCAGATTCATACAAGCGTTTTATTAACTATCTACTAGAGCAACAATGAGTAGAGTAGCCTGGCTACCAGGTAGCCTATTTGACAATGTAGATAAATTTGCCAATTCACTTGGCTACCAAAATGCTGGTATTGCTATAGAATTAGCGATGCAATCTTGGGAGTCACCAGAAGATAGAAATGCGTTTATTTATGCAATCACTGGTGATAATATCCAGGGTGGGACAGAGAGCAAATATCCAATTCGTAATTTAAGGAGATAGAATGTCATTGTGGTCAAGTTTCACAAGTGCTATCTCAAATAAAATTGTTAAACCAGTTACATCTTTTGGTAAAGATTTTTTAGCGGGTGATTTAGAACCTATAATTGATGCCCCAAAGGCTGGAACTGAAAGAGAACTTAAGAGTAGAGTTCAAGCAGGACTTAGAAGTGTAAATCAATTTGGTATTAATACTGCTGAGCGTTCTGCTGACCTTTTATTAAGAGCAGCGACAGAATTAAACAATAGAGTAATCTCACCTGTTATTACTCGACCAATGTCAACACTTGCTTTGTTAACTGACCCTGATTCTCCTTTGTACCAAAAAGGTCAATATGATGAAGGCTTCCAATTTAAAGATATAGGTACAGCCTATAAGCGCAGCGCTAAAGTATCTACTGGTCAAGCATTAACAAAATCAGTTCTATCTCCTGTGGGCCTTTATGGTGGTCTTACCAACCTCACAGATGATATTGATTTGTGGGACGATGAAAATATACAGAAAAATTTTTCTGATAACGTAGTTGGAAAATATTTTACTGGTATTACAGATTTAGTTGTTGGCGGTTTAGGTATATCAAAAGCATTTGGTGTTGCTGGCAAAGTAGGAAAGTCTGGATTAAACCATGCTGGCGTAAGCACTAGAGCAAAAACAGTAGATGAATTTAAACAAGATATCCAAACTGGTTTCGACTACGCAGATAACATTGGCGGTAGACAAACTGTAGCATCAACACACATGATGCAAATGGCTGAAAACAAGAATCTTGCTGAAATTGAAGATTTGGTTCAACTATATAGCAATAATGAAAGATTAGCCCCAATTATTGCAGGAACAACTAAAAAAGAAATTGTTAGGGATTTAATCCTTGCCGACAAGGGAGACTTAGAGGCTCTTGGTCGTCTTGCTCAAACTAATGCTGATGATTTATTTGCAATGGGAAATGTTGCTGGACAATTGCAGACAAAATATTTGCAAACTGGAAATATATTTATTCCAGAAGGCCCAGCGGTTGACCGCTTAAAGAAAGCATTTGACCAAGCAGTTACTAAAGACGCTAGAATGGTTGAACTTCGTAAAACATTTTTTGATGAGTCAGACCAACTTAGAGTTCTTGGAAAAACAGATTACTTCCCAGTAGACCCAAAGTTTGCTGGCGTAACTGGACTATCAGATGCATACATTAAAGCAGAGTCAGCCCTAAGATTTGGTAAATCAGCGACTAAGTTTGATGAATACAAATACGGCATGCGAAAAGGCAGCAAGCAAGCCACAGACCAATTAGCCGAAGTTTTAAGTTTAAAAATTGGTAACAAGGTTGGTGGACCAATTGTTAATCTTATTAAATTCAGAAATCAAGTAACTGGATTAAAGCCGTTACGTTATGTAACATTATCTGGTATGCGTCCATTTGACGCACGTGTAGAACTAACTGCTTTTGTTGATGCAATACCTACGTTTAGAGATGGTAACAAATTGATTAATGTTACCCCTACTGAAGTTAGAAAAGTTGCAGATATTAGACGTGAGTGGGAAAGAGCCTATGTAGCGGCTAAAGACCCTATTGAAAGATACAATGTTTTAGAAGCAATTGATGAGCAAGTAGGTTTTGCTGTAGCCTGGAATAATGGTTGGAGAACAGAAGCAGAAATAAGTGCAGTTATCAAGGACATACGTTCCAAGGTATCTACTAATAAATCTGCTCACGAAAAAGTAGGATATTCTTTTGATGCTAATGGTCAAATGAATGTAACAAGTCCTGAGACTACTCGTCAAATGGCAAACTCATATTTATTTACACCTTGGGACTCAATTGAAAGAGAAATCATATTAGAGTCTAGCGTCGGTGCTCGTAGAGCATTTGGGACAAGCAAGCAAGTTGCTAAACAAGTTTATGAGGGCTTAACAAGAATATGGACTTTTGATGCTTTAGTGCGTCCAATGTACATTGTAAAACAATCTTTACTGGAACCATATATTAGTGCTTCTTTAGCGCTTGGTCCAATGACTGCTGCTAAAATTGGAGTTACTGCCACTGCTAATAGTTTTAAAAATAACATTATTCAAAAACCTAGTGGTATAATTGCAAATAAACTTGTAAATAGAAAAGATTTAAAGGCTGTTAATAAAAGAGTAAATAGCAACCAAAGAATATTAAATACACTGGTAGCACAAAAAGACCATCTATCAGCAACTATAGATGATATGCTTAAGGCAGGTTCTCCCGCTGCTAGACAACAAAATGTACCTAAATTGAAAAAGTATTTAGGAGCAGTTGATGAATTAGTTGAAAAAGCAGAACTTAATCTTATTGAATCAATGGCACCTTTAGGGAAAATGCCTAAAATTAATAATGCTCCTAGTTTGCGAAGAAGAATTGATTATATTGAGAAAACTCTGTCACCTGCTGATTTAGCAAAGGTACAACCTCAAATAACTGCTGCTAAAAATGGTCTTTCTAAATATTATGCGGCTGTTGCTAAGATGGCAACAAATGGCAAAGTAATTAAAGACATTGATGATAGTTTAATGAAGTCTTATGATGAAATTGACAACGTACTAGATAATACGCCAAACTTATTAAAAGAACAAGCAGAGTTATTTGGTAAGAGTGCTAAATATAAGCAACGTTACTATGGTAGAACAGACAATTATCGTATGTTCAATGGCCAATGGGTTCCCATAACTTCATTCTTTGACGATGTAGATGGCAATAATTTTTCAAAGGCTGTAAGAGCAGAAGTAGATAATACAATAACTGCTGAACAGACCTTCTTAGGTGAACTTTCTGTTGGAACAACTCAGGCAACGATTCATGGAAGAATTCCTAATTTGCCAATTGATATATCTAATCCTTTATATTTCCAAGAATTACAGCACGTTGCTAATGACTTAATTCGTGGTGATAAATTATTTGATATTCTTTTAGGTAATCCAGCAGAAGTGACTCTAAAGAAATGGATTGCTAGCCAAGAGGGTATCCAATATTTAGCCCAATGGGGCGTACATGGTCCTGCAGATGGATTATCTTATGTAAAAGATAAACTTGCCTTTCTAAATAGAACAATTCCATCAAAAGAAGCCCAAGCACTTATTCTAAAACGTGAAATTAAAGAAAATGAATTAATGGACTTGCTTGCTCCATACGCTAAAGATAATAGACTATTTCCTATTGCTCCGTCTGACTGGAATTATGCAGAAAGTGCTATATTCGGCAATCAGGCTGGAAGCGCATTAACTAAAATTCTGAGTAAAAAGTCTAATGACATTTATAAAAAACTTAATGCTCCTGAAAATCCACTTCGTGAGGGAGTCTTTGACCAGTTAGCGATGACTAACTTAACAAAGAAGGCTCAGTCTCTGGCTGACCAAGGAGTAAGTGTATCTCAAGCGCAATGGAATGCCTTGCGTCAAGCAGCAGGTAGAGAAGCGCTGCAAGAAACAGAAAAGACATTCTATACAATTAGAAGACAGAACACTATGCTGTATGCTGCTCGTGCAGCAGTAGCATTTCCTGCCGCTTCATTAAACGCATTCTATAGATACGGCAGACTTGCTGTCAAAAACCCAGTGAGAATGACTGGATTTGTATATAACTATGGAAGAGCATTTGAAAACTTTGGCGTAGATAAATACGGTAACCCAACTGATGATATAAATCAGATTGCTTGGTTAGTTCTACCAGGAAGTAAAGATTTTGGTCCATTAGCAAATAAGGGCGAAGGCGTAAGACTAAATGCTAAGTCATTAGGGTACTTACTTAACCTACCAAGCCCATCTTTTATAACCTCTGTGTCTGTTGCAAAAATATTTAAAGAATGGCCAACAGCAGAAGATTATGCAAGTGGCAAAAAAGGTCCAGAATGGATTCAGGCTCTTTTAGGTGCTCAGTATAATAGAAGTTTTCCTTATGGTCCACAAAGCGATTTAAGAAAAGCATTTGTACCTACATGGGGAAGTGCTCTAGCAAACTGGGCTACGACTCCACTAGGTAAAGATGCTTTCCTATCTTCCGCAAATTCTGTTTATAGATACCACAAGATATTATTTGACATGGGAATTGAAACTAAATTTGTAACTGAAGAGCAGGCAATACAAGAGGCTAGAGGTCTTTGGTTCTCTAAGTTCAAAAACAGTTTTATATCTCCATTTGGTGTACCAGTAGATGTTAACCTATATCCAGCCAGCATGATTGATGGTTTATATAGTAAACTAACTGATAAATACCAAAAACAAGGAATGAGTCGTCAAAAAGCACAGACTGCTGCTGGAGATGAACTCTTAACTATTGTTGGTCCTGAACTTACACTAGAGAATGTTACCTTTAAGGATTACAACAAAAACATTCCTGGAGTTGTACCAACTGTTGAGAACTACAATAGAATTTTTTCTGACAATGGAGACTTGGTTAAGCAATTAGCCAGCATTAAAGATGGCGACATATCGCTAGTTGGCCTACTTGGTGCTGATATAGAATACAGTTCTGAAGATAGAAACCTATCTATATCAAGACTTCTTAATGACCCCAACACAAAACTTCCTGGAACTAGTAAGTTAATCAATGATAGCAAACTTACTCCAGCCGAAGAAGACGTTCAGCGTCAAAAGAATATTTTATGGCAAAGATACAATGCCATGAAGGACGCTTTAACAGCAACCATCACTGATGGTAGGTCTTTCCGTGCACATAAGGAATTAGGCGATGCATTGCAATATGCCGCTAGAACAGTATTCAGGGGTGAAAGTCAAGAATGGTTTGACGAGTATTCTTCTGGACTCAGAGGTGATAATTCTTACAATTATGCCAAAGCATTTAATCTGATTATTAAAGACCCTGCTTTTATGAACAAGCATGGCCAAACAGAATATTGGCAAGACGTGAATACATTTATGAATATTCGTAGCCAAGTCGTTCAGGTCTATAATTCATTCCCAGACGGCGATAGCAGAAAATCAAAATTTAAGGATGCTTATTTAGATTATATTGAAAGCAATATAGTTGCATTTCATCCTAAATTACAAACAATGTTAAAAATATACTTTGACAATGATACCCTAAAGGCGGTTGACTAGTGGTTACACCAGTTACTCAAACTCAGAAAACTCAGGCCCAGGCAGCGGCTGATTTGGCTAGTTTCGACATAAGAAATATTTTAGCGGGTACTGATGACCCTAATAAACCCAAACAGACTACTAGTTCATCTAGGGCTGTAACCAGATTAAATAAAATTTCTGCAAAGGCTTTGCTTGAAAAAACAGCAAAAGATATTCAATATAATGTTAAATTTACCGATGTTGACTTAGATGACTTTCTAAAAAAGTTTAAGGCTGAGCAAGATAGACAAATAGAAAATGTTGTTAAATCTACTACTGTCAAACCTGGTGCAAGCACTGACGAAATAAAGCGTCAGGTAGAAAATACTCTTACAACAGAATATCCATCATATTTTAAACCAGAGATATTTGCCTCTGATTACATATGGGCAAAAGTCAACTTTAAAGATGAAAAGACTTTAGGCGGAAAATCTTTAACTGCCCTTAATAACGTAAGGTCTATCCTCGCTGGCTTTGGGCCATTAGATTTTTCAGATGCAGAATTATATAATGCTGCTAAGCAAATTGCTAAAGGCGAGATTACTAATGACGACTTCCGTTCTACTATTGCTCAAAAAGCAGCATTAAATTATCCTCAATACGCAGAGCGTTTAAAGCAAAATCCAGGTTCTACAATTAGAGACCTAGCCTCTCCATACATTAGTCTTATGTCAAAAGAGTTAGAACTAGACCCTAATACAATTGAATTAGACAATATAGAGTTGGATAGAGCATTACGCCCAGATGGAACTGCTGGTAAATTGCCTTCCATGTCTCTTGCAGATTTTAGAATTAAGTTAAGAAACACTCCTCAATGGGAGAATACAACCGCTGCTAATGAGTCAGCAAGAACTGCTGCAACAGCAATAGGTAGAGCGTTTGGATATGGAGTATAATGGCAACACCATCAAACTTTACATACGGGCTAGGAAATCCCAAAGTAACTACGATTACCAAACCTGGTCAAACATTACCTACTACTCAAAAAGTTGTTCCTAAAGGAGCAGTTGACTCTAAAGAAGTAAAAGCAGTCAAAGATGCACAAGCGGCAGTAGATGCTGCATTTAATAATACTCAAAAATTAATAGAAGATTTTATTAATGGTCAGAAAACAGGTGCTGGAGATAATGGATTCTTTTCTGGTGGTTCTGCTGGTTTAACCTACGAACAACAACTAGCATTACAGAAACAACAACAGGATGCTGATAAGGCTCTTGCAGAGGCTAATAAACCAACCTTAGCCCTAGATACATTTAAAGCAACCTTAGGTCTAATATTTGGAAAAGAAGAGTCAAATAAAAGTTATGTAAGTAAACTTTATAGTTTAACTTCTGGATTTTATAAGACAGGTTCGACAACAGAAGAAGCAATAAATCTTGCCCTATATCAGGCTGAAAATGAAAATGCTATCCCAGAATTTACTTCTAGATTTAAAGGCATATTTGCTCTTAGAGATGCAAAGCAAAAAGGTGCTGCTATTACAGTCCCAACAATTGCTGAGTTTTTTGCTACCGAGGCAAAAATGGGTGAGGTTCTGAGAACTGCTGGATTAGGCGAATTGGCTACCGAAGACTTCCTTGGTGGTATAATTGGACAACAAAAATCAGTTAACGAGGTAGCAAGTTTAATTAGCGATGTATTCAATGCAATTGATTATGCTCCTAAAGAACTTAAAGAAAGTTTATCAACATACTTCCCTGGAGTAGATAGAACCGCAATTGCTAAGGCTATCTTAACTGGACCAGAAGGAGCACAGGCTCTAAGTCAGAAAGTTAAGGGCGTATCTGTCATCTCTGCTGCTCAACAATATGGAATGAACGTTGATTTACCAACAGCAATTGATATTGCAAACAGAGGTTATGATTACGGTACAGCACTTACTGGTTACGGACAAGTAGCAGGCCTTGGTAGAGCAAATACTCTTGCTGAATTTACTGGTGGTAAGTTTACTCAACAACAAGCACAGAGTGCAGTATTTATGAAAAATGCATCAGACTTAGGACAACTTTCAAGCCTGAAAGATGTTGAACAAGCAAGATTCGCAGGAGAATCTGGAACCATGAAAGGTTCATTCTCTACTGGATACTTAAATAAAGGTTCTTCAGCAGGACAGTTCTAAATAGAATCCTATGTGGCCGACCAGCACACATGGTGTAAAAGACTGGTAGCAAGAGCCAGGCTAGTTCCCCGACTAGAATCTGAGGCTTGTGACTAAACTAAACGAATAGAAGGGTGGGTTGCTATGAGCAACAACTACTGGGATGAAGACGAAGACGACCTAGATACCGACAACGGTGCACAACTGGATGGAAGTGACTTACTTAAAAAGTTACGAAAAGCCAAGCGCAACGATGAGAAACGTATCAAGGAACTCACTGAGCAACTTGAGGGATTATCCAAGGTGCAGCGTGAGCGTACAGTCAAAGAGGTCCTAGAAAAGAAGGGTGTCAACCTTAAAGCAGCAAGATTAGTTCTTAAGGATTTGGATGATGTTAACGAAGAGTCAGTTTCTAACTGGCTTGATGATAACGCAGACTTATTCGGAATTACAGTTGCTACTGAGGAGCCTAAGGTATCAGAACAAGACCGTGCCGCATTGCGTCAACAGGATGTTCTAACGTCTAACGCTATGACCCCAGACCGAGCAGAGGACTTAAATCTTCGCATCGATAATGCAGATTCAATGGATGCATTATTAGATGTACTTCGCTCACAATAAATTTCCGTTATTAATCACCCTGGAGGTGAAACATGGCTAACTCCTACGTATCAACAGGTTCGTCCTCATTAGGAGGAACCGCTGGTTCTGCTGGTTTAGTACAGAAGGCGTATGACCGTCTTCTTGAATTCGCTCTTCGCTCTGAGCCATTAATTCGTTCAGTAGCAGACAAGCGTCCAGCACGCCAAGCAATCCCAGGCTCAACAGTTGTTCTACAACGTTATGTTGACCTATCTGCTGCAACTACAG